TCACGCAACATTGAAACTCTGTCTCTCAAAATTTCAGTGTCTCTTAACTCGGCAAAATGATTGTCTTGTGCAAATTCGTACTTGAATGCATCTTTGAATTCCGCCCAGTCTTCACTGGTGATGATTCCCTTCAAGATCAATTGTTTTTCTAAACATTTGTTGAACAATTCGGAGAATTTTGATCGCAAACGAGTGACGAATTTTGCAAACTTAACTTCATCGCGACTAATTTCAGTTGCTCTTCCCAAATTGAATTGCGATTCAGGATCTAGTCTTGTGATAGGTACGTTCAATGACTTGTATAATCTGCGTTGAAAATATACGATGTCATCAATTTCGCCCAAGTTTTGACCACCTGGTAATGTAGTGATTTCTGTTCCCTTGCCGCCTTCGCGACGTGGCAACCAAAAGTCTTCAAGCATTGTCATAAACTTACGATCATCACGCACTTCACCAGTTTGTGAGTCATATACAAGTTTATTTTTGAATTTTGTCATAATATCACGAAGGTACTGCTCAGCCTTCATTTTTGGAAGGTTACCAACGTCGATGTAGAAAATACGACGTTCTGGAGCACGTGATATACGGTAAATCACCAATGAATCTTCCATCGACTTCAATTGGTTCAATGGTTTGATTGCCTTGTGTAAGTAGCCAACGACCAAGTCGCCATTGACATTTACAAGACCACTGGTGACATGAACGATTGAATCTTTAGATATTTTTACTCCAGTTTGATTGCTTTGACTGAAGTCTGCAGTTCCTGCTGCCTTTGTTTGAAACCCCTTGTCACTGTATACGTAAAACTCTTCGTAGTCTGCTACGACAGTCACATTGTTCTTGACCTTTTTCTTTTTGACTTGTTTTACTTTACGTATCTTTCTTGGGTCAATGTATCGTAATTCTTTCAAACCAGCACGTGGGTTTTTCTCATCAATGATGAAGTGATAGTACAAACGACCATCAACATACCATTTACGGAAAATCTCATATGAGTGTTGGTTGAATTCAAGAATCTTTTTGACATTATTGAATTCTTCTTGAATCATTTTCTTGATGTTGTCTGGTTGTTTCAGATCATCAAGATTCAATTCTACGATTTCTTTTTGAGGATCGGCAACGATTGAATCGTTTACGATGTCATCAATTGCATAATCTATTTCTGGGTATGTCGCCATGTCTCTATAGCGTGTGACAAGTTCGCCTTCGGTTCTTATCGACCCATCAAGGTCGACGTACATACCATAAACACCACCTTCTGCTACAACAACTGCGCCGTCTTCAGATAGTGGTGGGGCAAAAGATGGGGCAGGAGCCTCATCTGTTTTACGTTCAATTTTGAAACCAAATAATTCCATGCTTCGGAACTCCGCAAAATATAAAAGATAGCAGGGAGGCTATTAACCTCCCGAACTATCAGGCACCGCCAGCGTTTCCTGTGATACCACCTGTAACTGTCCAGTAGTCGTATTGAAATTCGACTTGGAAAGTCTCATAACTATCAACATCGCCCCAATTTAAATCGATGTTTGAAACAACGATTGGGTAAATTCCATTAAATGTATACTCTCTCAATATTTTTCCATCTTTGCTGAACTGTGTAACTTGAGCATCAGACTTATAATTTGTGAGTGTACGAACATTGCCTTGTAAACGATTGATCTGATTTGACCATGCTTCCAAAGCATTTCTGATTTTGAAATCTTCGTCGTTGATTACTGTTACAACCCAAGGATCAAATGTTCTATCACCCGCTAGTTTCAACTGACGACCGAAGTATGGCACCTGAATAGTGCCAAGATTCGATGCTGGGATTGCTGCTGCTTGTACCATAAATGGCACTTTAATGTTAGCAGTAGCATCTTTTGTGTCAATTTGAACACGGAATAGATTTGGTCTTGCGCCGCCACCAGTCAGTTGGCTTCTGATTTCATTTATACTGAAAGCCATTTTGTTCTCCTTTAACCTTTATTTGTTAGAACTGGCCAACAATTTCATTAAACTCTACACCAGTTCTTGCTGCTACAAAGTTCAATTGAATGTTGTTGATTGACTTGGCTGGCTTGATGTAAATGTCACCAACAAAGTTGTTGCTGTCAATAACTTCTGCAGTATTGTTTGTTTCGTCACAAACAACACGGAAGTCATAGATGCCACGACGACCTTGAACATCTCTCAAGAATGGCTCAACCAAATTCTTGAATTGTGCTCTTGTAAATTCGTCGTTGAACTCGAACAACAAACCGTTTGATGCAGTTGCAATTGCCTTCTCAAGTACGATGAATAGACGACGTACGTTGATTCGATCAAATGCAGATGGCTTATTTAGTAGGGTTTTGTCGCCGTAAAGTATCGTTCCCTGTCCTGGGAATGTTACGATAGGATTTACACCCTTCTTGTACAAGTCATCGCGCTCTGCCTTATTTGGATTCCAAGCAAGTTTGACAACATTCTTGATCTGACCTCTGCTGAATCCTGCTGGTGAGAACCATGGATCGCGCAACAAGTCTGTGCGTGCTGTGATACCTGCAGTATCGCCGTTCAATGGAACCCAACGATACAAGTCATTGTATTTGTCATACTGATACTTGTAACCTGAGTCCATTACTGCGTAACTTGAATTACGTACATTGTTACGGAAGTCTATTACGTTAGTAGACTGTGCGCCGTCTGTGCCAGCGCCAACCGTATCAGATTTTTCTGGTGATACGAAAACAACGCAGTCTTTACGAGACTCAGCGACGTTATCGATCAAGTAATTGGCTAGTTGTGCGCCGCCGCTATTGCCACGTGCCATACCAGTCATCACTAGCGATACATCTACGGCAGAAGAATCCTTGAACAAGTCATAAGCAGACGCAATTGCTGCGAATGGTGTTGATGCTTCTGTTCCACCGTCTGCACCACCCAAGAAAGACTTGGTGTATGGTGTGGTTTCTGTTGAAGATGTAACGTTTACTGCAGTATTCGAAACTGCGCCAGATCTATCGTTTTCTGCCCAAATATACTTTGAGAAGTCATTGATTACTGACTTGTAGTATGCTGTGCTACCATCGGCATTTTTAGCATTTGTTGCGCGTGATAGGTTTTGGAACACTTCCAGCACAGTTCCTGGTATGCCAGAAAACTCGCCGTTTTCATCAGCAACCACAACGCTCATTTGGTCAACTGCTGCATTTCCTGCGTCAGCAACCGTGTCTGAGTTACCTGGAGCATTGTCAACTACGTTGTGATATTCCCAGTAACGTGCAAAGGTGTTGCTTGTTACGTTCGTTGAGAGTTTTAATGGCTCTTCGAAAGTTACAGAAAAGTGAGAGACGTTTGCAGTTGCACCACCCGATGTATCGGTGTCAGTTACGCTGCTGATGCTCTTAATTTTTAGTTTCTGCTTACCGATTGTTGTGTTGCCAACTTCGATGTAGTCGCCAACGATCAACTTGTTCTTGATTGCAGTTACAAGAGCATTGGTGTTACCAACGCCACCGCTGAAGTTTCCGCTTACAGCCTTGAACACATAGATATTTGCACTACGTGAATTGACGCTGATCGAAATTCCTGAATCGCCTGGAACATTGGTTGAATTCGAAGTGAATGTACCATTTACTGCGAATGCATATGGGTTAACCGAAAGTGACCACTGATCGACACTGTCACAAACAGAAACTTTTAGCGAATTACCCATTGCTCCTGGGTAGCGAGCAACATACTCGACACCAACTGGAGCAGTTACAGTCTCAAAGTGATCTGCATTCTTTATGATCCAACTTGAACGTGCGGCAGCAGCAGTGCTGTTTGCAGCAGCATTGAATGACAATGTGTTGGCAAAGAATTGAATGCTTGAAGATTCTGGGACTAGAGTTGTACCAACTGTTGCAGCCTTTGAGATTGTGACTGTTGAGTTGTTAGCAGCAGTTACGAAAGTGTTTTCTGGTATACCGATACCATAAACGCCATCGCCAACAGAAACTCCAAGTAGTGTGCCGTTTGCAGTAACAATTGTGTTACCATTCAAAGACACAGTTTGGGTGTTCGAGTAACCACTGGTCACCGCAGCGCGGCTAACGTATAGGCTGTTGCCATATGCTAGGAAGTTTGCGGCAGTGAAAAATGTTTCTGCGTTATCGTTTGTTGGTTTGCCGTATTTGGCAACCAAATTATTTTCTGAATCTACAAGGAGGAATTTCCCAACTGGTCCCCAACGGAAGACACCAGCAACAGCACCCGAAGTGGTGGCTACTGATGGTACAACTGTGGTAAGATCAATCTCAGAAACATTAACTCCAGGGCTGACTGTGAACGCCATCTTGTAATCTCCCTTTGAAGGTGTTTGTTGTGTTATTATCTTTTTTTATTTATAAAATGCGGAAATCTGGTGGATCTGATGAAACTCCGCCTACGAACTCATTTTTGAATTCGTCTTTCATTTCTGAGACTGGTATATTTATTTTTG